AAAGGAGAGTATCTTCAGTTAAAGAAGATATAAATTCTGCTCCTAAAAATCCTAATGCTCTATTTACAATGTTTATCTTTGTTGTTGCCATAATTCCTTTTATAGACTAAGGGGACCGAAGCCCCCTTAGTTTTAGTTTATTAGTCTACTACATATAAAATGTAGCCTACTAGATCGTCGCCATCAGCAATAGCCGTTGGAGATGTAGCTCTGATAACAACACCACTTTGTGTTTCAAAAGTGTGTGTGCCACCCGTAGCTTTAATTCCAGCAAGAGCACCTTCTAATGTTTGGTACCCTACTGCATCTACGTCTAAGCCATCTACAAGACCATCTGCATCAGCAGCAACCGCGTCCCCGTCAATGTTAGTATAAGCGTCCCAACCTAAGTCTAGTGTAGCTGAACTAGTAGTCCAGTTAACATAAGCTTTTGATTGTGAAAGAAGCACTTTTACTTTTCCTGCAGGCAATGAGCAAAGAGCTACAGAAGAACCTGCATCTCCAGCTCCGTCTTGGTCATGAGTAAAGTAAGCAATTCTTACTCTTCCATGATAAACGTTTGCCTCATTCAAAGTAACAGGAGTCGCAGTAGCGTTTGTGTACTCTGTACTTTTTTGAGTTGTAACAGCCATTTTTATCTCCTATTATTCTTCACACTTAATTTCTAACACTTTGCCCTCTTCCATTCGAGTTGCCCCGAAAGAAGCCGAACAATATACTTGGGTAGAGTTTCTTTTGTCTCTTCTAGGACCAATATCAACATTAATATCAGCACCTACTGCCAAAAGAAGACCACTTTTTGCATAAGCAATTACTCGTCTGTAGCTATTTGAATCAGTGTCGACTCTTTCAGTTCTAACAAAATTGAAGCCCATGAAAGTGTTAATTTCACCTTGTACCAAAGCTTTGATTGCGTTGTAATCAGAGCTTGTTACTTCAGTTGTTTGTAACAAATCATTAACTTGCTTAGATGTAACTATGCAGAATCTTGGATCTGAAGGATCAGTCTCATTCGCGTCCAATAATCTTTTAGCTTCTCTAAGTTTACCAATTGTTAGGCCAGAATTTGTAGCCCCACCAGACTCAACGTAGTTCACAGCGATTTGGCTTGCTGCATCAAAAGCTTGACTTCCACTTCCAGTCTTACCAGTTTTTGCAGTTCCAAAAGCAGCTTCCAGGATGATGTCATCCATTTTTCTGCCCAGTGCCCAAGCGGCGTTTTGCGCGTAAGGAGATGCTGGGTCGATAAGAAGTCTTATTCTATCAGTTCTGTCCACCATATCCGCCCAATCAAAATCTCTCAATGATACTTGTCTTCTATCATGAGGAGTTGAGATTAGAGGAGTGTCAGAATGTCTAGAAGTAACCTCTACCGCATCAACAGATCCTATACGATCATAGTATTCAAACTCAGCTTTTTGTGATTCAACACGTACGAAAGGTCTAAGTCTTGAACCTTTTTGTTGTAAAAGGTGTTCGACGTTAGCTCTGTACTGGTTGACAAAAGCCGTTGTTATTTGCGTTGACATACTATTTGCCTCCGTTAGTCATTATTAATTAATCGAAAACGCTACCCAAGTATAACCTTAGACATTTTCTCCCTTGTTTACGTCTGTGGGTACAGTCGACGGATGGACTTTTCAGCTACCCATCATCATCTACTATATAACTAGTAGACAAATTCGTACATAACTATTTATGAAGCTTGAATCGGAGTTTCATCAGGAAACGCCAATCTATATAAACTATTCATTCTGTCTACAGCAGCTTGGTGCCCTGTATGGTCTCCAGAAGAATAAGCTTTCATAAATTCAGGATCACGATTATATCTAGCTATTTCTTGTTTCGCTTGATCAGGGGTCATTGTAAATGATCTAGCACTAGCTACATCAGATTTACCCTCTGCTATACCTTCCCCAATCTTAGCAAACAATTTTACAAACATCGGATTATTTCCATTGCCTGTACTATCTAGCCATTTTTTTAGATCGTCACCACCATAAGCATCAACTGCTCTAGTAGCTAAATCTATTCTTTCATCATAAGCTTTACCAAGGTCTTTCTTTAACTCATTTACCCACTGTTCATTGCGAGCAGATGCAGATGTACCTTCTAGTTCAGCTTTTTTAGATATATAGTCATGATAACCATCATATATCGCTTTAGCTTGTGTTGAAGTTAAACCGGCTTTATAAGATAAATCTCTGAATTGACTTTCAAAAGCTTCATCATAATCCAATCCTTCTGGAAGAGCTGGTCTTTCTCCAAATTTGTAACCATCTGATTTTTCAGGTCTTCCTATTTGACTATAGAAAGAACTCATTTCTTCATCAGTTGCATTACCGTCAGGAAGAGCTATTCTGTTCTTCCCAATTAGTTTTTGGCCATTTATATAACTTTTAGCCATACTACCAACATCTTTGATGTCAGATAGTGAAGGGTCATTACGTAAATCTTCAGGTAGAGAAGCTTTCCAATCAACAGGAGCACTATTTGTTTGTGCATCCGGCGCTGGAGAAGCATCTGAGCTACCCGTAATTGCGGACCCAGTCGTTTTATCGTCACTCATTTGTTGCCTCCATATTGAGCATGTTTTTAAAGTCCTCAGGTTTCTTACCTAGAAACTTGAGTATTGACACTACGATACGTCTCATCCCTTCACGGTGAGCTGTTTCGTGCGAATCGTTTGGAACATGTGTTGTATCCAAAACGAATCCTGTTTTACAAAGATGATCTAATACTATTTTACCATCTTTAGAATTAAACACTGCTTGATAGTGTTCATGTAATTTTTCTAAACCTACTTTTTTAGCCAACTGACTGTCCTTCTCTATTTGCTTTACCAGCTTCTGCTACATTTCTTGCTGCTTCGCTTTCTTGCTTAGCTTGTTCAGCTTCCATTTGAGCTTGTTGCTGTTCTTGTCTCTCTTGTCTAACTTGTTCAACTTCCTCTTTTTCATTCATTATTTGTGGTGGTGCATCTAATAAATGATGGAAATATCTAAATGTTTCATCAGTATTCATGTTATCTAATAGCTCAGGTTTAACTTGAAATAATGGAGCTAAACTTTCAAATAATCTAGAAACAGTAAACATTTGATTTGATTTTTGTGCTCTTGCAATAGGAGATGTATAAACAATTTTCATTTCCATTCCTTCTAATATTCCAGGAGCTTGAGGAATAAGTTTCATTCTAGACATGATTCTAAATACTCTATCAATTAATGGACCAAGAAATTCAACTTGAAGTCTACCAATCATTGGACCCATAAGTCTCATTTTCTCTTCTTGTCTAGCCATAACTTCTGTAGCTGTCATATTAGGATTATTTTTTTGATCTGGCATTTTCATCCAATCAACATGGAATGCAGCCATAATATGTTCTCTTCTATTTTGTACCATTTCTAATCCTATATCAGGACGTCCTCTTGTTTCTAATGGTTCAATACGATCCTGAGTTCCAGATCTATAAAAATTAAGACCACCCGGAACCGTTCTTACAGGTAATATAAAACCATCATCAGGAACTAATAAAGGTGGATCAGTCATTTTTTGAGCGGCCTTAATGATATTTTTCATCATTTGATTCACCATTTTAATATCAGGGAGGGATGTCATTGAAGGTGAACGTCCATATATTTCGCCAGCAACTTTTTGCCAACGTGGAACCATGTATGGAAACTCATCAAAGCCGCCTTCCTCGAGAAGAGCTTTCTCTTCGACGAGAACATAGCATGACTTGAAATTCTTTTTAGAAGGATTTTTCATAGGTTCACCATAAGTTTCTGATGGCTCAACCGCATGAATTACTTCAAATTCTCTATAAGGGTCTTTTTGTGAAATCTTAATTACTGATTCAGGAACTGCGTCTCCAAATCTTTCTAATAATTGTCTTCCTGTTCTTTTATATTTTCTATATAATGTATCTACAAAACCTTTATCATTTTCTTGTATGAAACAATCTGCTAAGTGGTATGTTCTAAATGTAATCCCAGATCCCGGAATATCTTGAACCATCATTACACCTGTTCCAAATGAACCTAAATCTAAATAAAGTTCATGTGATTGTGAATTAAAATTACTTGAAGGAAGATTAAATACTCTGTCATATAAAATATTAGTAACAGTATCTAACCATGTTTTAACAGAAAGTTCTTGATTTATTTTATCATCAAAAGTTTTAAGAGCAAACCATCTTTGAGAAGGAGAAGTTAAAAAACCGTGTAAGCCTGAAGCAAGTTGTTCATTAGCTAATGGAGCTGTTGTATCATAAATTTTTTCGTAACGATTTGTATTTCCTCTATAACGAATAGTAGAAAAATCTCCTCTATTAGGATTTACATATTCTGCACAATCCTGCCAAAGGTTTTCCCATGGAGTTCTAAATGATTTTAAAGACTCCTGTTTAGAAATAATACGTGTTACTAAATCCATTTACGCTCCTAATAATGTTTTTTTAACTATTTCAGCTTCGTCCTCTATACCTTGCCCGCCTGTTAAAATAGTTTTTCTTCTACTATATCTACTTTTCACAAGTTTTCTCGCACTCGATCCAGCGTCTGACGCACCTGCAAAAGAAGGTGCAGCCGGTACTGGCGGTGGAGGTGGTGGCTTCGGTGGACTGAAAATAGATTTTACAGCTTTTACTGCTCCGCCCATAGTTATCCTCCTAATACACTATATTCATTTTCAGCAAAGCTTGGGAGACTTTGCCTATTTTTATTATAATCCCTTGTTCCCAATGCAAGGTATCTAAATGCATCTGCGGCATGACTAGTCCAGTCGTGTAAAGGTTTATCCCTATACACTTTACGTTTTTCGTCGTAATCTTTCCGGTATTGCCGCAAAGCCTCGACTAGTACACTACATCGTTTTTCGTCGAAATAACACCTAGGAATTATACTTCTTGCAGCTTCTATTCCATCCTCAATCATTACATGCGGACAAACATCGAAGCGTAATCCTAGGTCTCTAGCAACTTCAAATCTTGATTTACCAGTCCCCATTTCTCTAACCTTTATATCATGAGGAGCTATATGACGGCCATAAACATAATCTTTTTCTCTAATAATCTTAACATAATGAGGTATCCCTTCTCCCTGGTTCTCATAGTAATCTATGATTCTATATTCCTTACCGTGTTGTTGAAAGAAAATAATAGCTGTAGAATCACCCATTCCTAGGTCCCATGAGGTATGAACCTCTAACCGAGGCTCGTAAGGAATGTTCTTTATTCGTTCTTCTCCTAAAGCTTTAGCCATTAAGCTACCATAATATGAACCAACGAGTGGAGCATCAAAACTACAATAAAATTCTTGTTGGATTAACTCTTCAGGCATCCCTGCATCACGTTCTTCTTCTATAGCATTTGAATCTAAAACGTTGGTATCATCAACACTTAATCTTTGACAAAACCATCGTTCATTTCTAGAAGCCATATTAAACATGTCATATCCGTGATTTCGACCTCTTGCGGTGTAAATAAAAACTGCCCATCCTCCATTCTCAGCCAAAATGGGACGAACGAGATCCCAGGCCCTTGGATCCTGAAGACTGTATTCTGAGAAGATGACTCCGACGGGGTTTGATCCCACCAAGCGGTCAACGTTATCTGTTCCAACAACTTGGTAAATGGAACCATTCTTAAGTTCAAGTCGCATGTCTGTGTTGTTCACAGCAGCCCATAAATCTTTTGGAAAATGCTCTAAAAAGCTTCTTCCATCTTTTGTCATACCATCCCATACAATTTTTCTTCCTTGGTTATATGTTGGTAGTAAATGCCAATATAAACCTTTTCTTTTTAGTGCTGATGTGACACACCAATTGATAGACAATAAATCTTTTCCAGCTCGTCTATGCCAGACAGCTACTGCACGTTTACCACCTTTTTCTAAATAGCTCCAAAGGTCCTTTTGGTAATCACGCGGTCGCCAATCATAAGGGACCGTAATATCCATATTTACTTTTCTTCTTCTTTAGCAAAGCTCACAAGATTAACATTAATTCCACCATCGACTGCTGCGTCTAATTCAACAGCTTTTCTTTTTGGTGCAACATATTGTGCTAATTCTTTATTTGCTTGAAATCTTAATTCAGGTGTATTGCTATTATCCATAGAAATATTTGCTAATGCTTCTATTGGATCGCAACCTAGTTGGTCTAGTTTAGCTTGAACAGCTTTAGTTTTTTCTCCTAAAGCACCTTTAGGTCTACCAGCACCTTGTCTGAATCCTCCTGCTCCTTGTGTACTCATTAAAATATAATAGCTCCTAATATAAATGCAACTACTATAGCAGCTGCCATATACTTACTCTTTAGACAACAGCTGAGAGACTGTTGGACTAATAGTTTTATTTTTTCTAGCATAATCCTCCTCTAATGTTTCAAACGTCGCCGCTTGATTATCTGCTAACGGTACTTGTTTCTTTGCTTCTTCAAACGAATCAGCTTCTAGAAACATTATACGTACATTTGACGTAAAGTCCGGTCTTGTCATTATACGCACTTTCCATTGCATTGTATACTATATAGTCTGTTTTTTAACAGGTTCACACCAAAATTTTACAGATAACATAGCATTTTGCGGAATAGTTGGAAATTCATTTATATGTAATTCTCTTGCGTGTAAATATCCTTCAATGGCACATTCATTATGAGACTCGTATATATTTATAGGTACAGGGTTTTTACATGAGTGATTTGTTCCCAGTACGATGCATGCTTGTAACACTAGTCCATATAGTAAATTCATAATATACTTATATATAGTAATTTTAATTATTGGTATATTATATTTATTGGCCTCTACAGTCGCATTAGTAACTTTTTTTTGTTTATCTTCTACTATAGTGTCACTTTATTAATTTATCCGATGTATATACTTATTTTATCCGTTAGCAAAATCCTCCCCTACCAGAGTACGCAACTTGGTGTAAGACTTTTCGGGCGCGTGTCCGGGACCCCCGGGCCCAAGCCTGGTGGCTCTTGATTCACGGGCAAAAAACGTTTTTTATATCGGCACTCGAACAATGCGCCCTTGCGTTTTATTAGCGAATCTCGACGATTTGACAGGTAGAGACAAGTCC